TTCTCATTAACTTTAATCCAGAATCCCTTGTGAAAAGTGCTCATCAAATACGGAACTTTTGAAATCTTAATCGAAAAACCCCAGCTAGAATAAAACCGCTTGAGGTCCATGTGGAAACCAAAAAGACAACCCATAACTGCAACACCACCAACGGTGCATGAATTAAAGATTCCAGTTTCGCCAACACCAGTACACAGCATAAGCAATTGACTAAGGTACAAATCTGTGTTTTGGCGCATATTGGCTTTGATTTCCGCAAAAAGCTTGTCATCTCTATACCCACAAATGCTCTGGAACATACAACAGAAAAGAGCGGCTGTATTTGCATTCTGGCTTTGATCACAACGAGAGACATCGATCTCGATTTCATACTGACCAATCACGGCTCTGTCTCGACAGACAAAGACAACAATAGTGATATCATCCCCCCCAACAAGAACGAATGAAACCCGTTGTATATGGTTACCCGGGGGTCTCATCTTAAGGTAATTGTCTACCTCGGTTCTCCAAACACCTTTTTCAGTGGGGGTCATGCTTCCGCCATACGTGAAGTAAACTTGGTTCCATTGCCATTCAAATAAAGTAAATTGGATTTTAGACAATAGTTTCTGAAAATTCATCAAGCCTACACGCATCTCCAAAAATGTGTCAGTAGGAACATTATGGATTAAGCGGGGTTTTGCCGAAGTCAATATCTCATCAGTTTTTGTAAAACAGGTGGATTGTGAACCAAGTTCACCTGTTTGTTCTGCTTCTTGTAAACCAGCTTTCCTCTTAGCCTTAGAACTGCTGGACATATCTTTGATGAGTTGACCCAAAATAGGAATTGTAGTGTTATCTAAACCCTGGTTCATGATGTATCGTGTTTGTTCGGCAAACGATATCGAACGACCTTCTTCTATATCTTCTTCAGTAAGAAGTTCAGGGACTAAAATTCCATTCATCGGTTGAACACTTGCATGTAAAGCTCTCATAAGGGACTTCGGACTGTAATGAGTGAAAACCTCTCCTTCTCGGATAGCGCGGTGTTCACCACGCCTAAGCTGGACCCAAGTACCATCTGGATGACTGCTCAAATGATACCAAGCTAATTCAGGTGACATTGGGCTATGTTCAGGAGTTGGACCGAGACGGAGAACGGCAGAAGCTAAATTCATAGCTTTACACACGGCTGGGGCATACAGAGGGATGCTTACCCAATCCCACAGTCCGATGAAAACTGTGGTGGATAAATATTCCGATTCAATTAAGTAATCTTCACGAAATTTGAGACCAGGACGGGGACAATTATAAAAGTGCTGATTACGAATATCAAAAATAGACACGGTTTTAGCTTCTCCTTGAGCATCTTTCATAAGAACATCAGTACTTCTTTCAAAGTACCATGCCTGGGTTCCTGGTCCATCAGGCACTAACGCCTTAGAATCTCCTCTGGCACACTGTTCAGCCTGGCATTCCCAGTATCCTTCCATTTGGCTATGAGGTTTGCTAACGCATTCATGATAACGCGCAGCGATCCAATTTGGCACCTCATGTTCTGAATTTGCTAATGGCTCATGTGGAAGGAAACTGAAAGGATGAGGAAGACCGAAAGTCCAACCCTTAGACACATTCTTAATGGTGTCATGAACAATCTCAGCCATTGACTGTTTTACGGTCGTGGCTTCATAAGCTTGATCACCATTCTCATGGGGGTTGTCGATTTCCATATGATCAGGTCCTGAAAATAAATCAAGAGGACCATCCTCATCACCAGGTTCCAAAGGGTCATCGTCTGCGGGGTCGTCAGGATCACGGGGCTCTGGAGGGGGACTATCAGGTGACAGATCAGCCACTACATCTTGGGCAATATCTACCACAGTCTTCGTTGTATTTGTCACTAAACCATAGGCGGTGAGGCCTAAATTGACTAGACGAGTTGGTAGGGATTGCATAAAATTAAGTGGAGCTGTCCTCCAAAATTTTCCAGAGGTGATTGCTGAGACGTGCGCAATATGAGTGTCATCTTGAGAGTTCTTAACCATACCAATAATTAGCTGTGGGGGGCACATGCGACTTCCTGACCATAAAAACATTGAGTTATGGTTATAAATAATTTGCCGCATGCCTTCAACTGTATAATGGTTCAGTTTATGTTGTGTTGCTCTCACTGCCCACGTATCAATTACTCCATATAAAACTTCAGGATTTACGAGAAGGTTTGACCACAAATCAGAATCGGATTTTTCTAAGTATACATGTTGATACCGTACCTGACTGTGGGTTAACCATGCTCTAGCTATATCTTCCTGGGGCGGGTTATATAAATACAGAGTAATATCATCGTGGATTATGACTGGCTCATAATGGTTGAGACGATGAACATCTACTAGGACCATACGTTGATCCCAGTAACCAAGGCGATACTCGATGCGGTGTGCAAAATCATCGGTATCTGGAGCGACTCCATAGAAGCGTTGTAAGAATTCACCTTCGGGAGGGAGGTAAAAAGTTGGTCCAAGCCAATACGAATTTGTGAGTGTTCCGTCGCGTCGATTCGGGACGGCGGAGACCCATAAATGATCAGCTGCTGCTTCTTCGGAGAGAAATTGCGCAAAATAATCACTGCGAGCCCAGTGATTATAGTAGGATCCTGTGCCTTCAATCATGTTCCAACCCGCCTCACTGTTAAATAAGGCTTTCCCTATAATATCTAGGGCTGAAACATGAGCACGGTACTTGCGCTCCTTGGGTTTGTCGGCCAAACGCTCTCTCAAAGCATCGATAGTTCCAGCCTGTCTCTGTATTTCGTCTTGTTGTGAGTTGACAGTTTGGCGTTCTCTTTTGCCTTGGCGAGTATTTTGACCTACGGCTCCACGTTTTCGTTTCTTCTTTGTGGAACCGGCACCAGGATTTGCCTGGGTTTGTGGGCGTTGACGTTTCTTCGACTCAGAGTGGTGGTCAGGCTGGTTACTGCTAACACTGTGAGGAATATCGGGCGCCAGGGTAACGGACGCTGTCTTCTTGCTCCTGTTACCATTCCTATTCTTTCCATTTTGCTTCCCTTCAAATTCCGGCTTCTCAGCTTTGGAATGAGGGCCCACGGCGACTTTCTCATCGGCGACGAATTTCTCTTCAAAATCAATTTTGGACGGGCTTATGTAGGGAGCTCCAGAACTAGTTGATTGTGAAGGTTCATGATGGGTAGAGGATACCTTCGGAACACTTTCTGATTTCTTAAACTGATGCATGTTGATTGAGCGGTGTAAAATAATTTCAAAAAGGGCCTTCTTCTACACGTAACGAAACGCGCGGCGTCTCCCGGCACTTAGGGAGCGACCAAAACCACAAATGCTTTAAGACCACGACAGTCAAAGGGCCCATGTGGGTGGGGGCCTGAAAAGGCCAGTGTGACAATGAAACGAACGTACAAATCAC